CTGCCTGAGCAGCCAGGAAAGTAACCTCTGCACTTATCTTGGTGCCTTCCAAAACTAGATTAGCATTCAGAGCAGTTAAGTGCCCAATTTCAGCCACAATCTTGGCACGTTCTTGAATCAGATTGAGTTCCTGTTCAGCAAGATAGGAAATCTCTGCTGTTAACTTGTCACTCTGTTTACTGAGATGTGTTCCCTGTAAACCAAGATAAACAATATCAGCATCGATTTTATCGTTCTGCTTACCAAGATGTATTTCTTCAACTCCAAGCAGACTAATCTCGGCTGTGATCTTGCCTTGTTGTGCAACCATGTGAGCTGCTTGTGCTGTCAGGAATGTAATTTCTGCATCAATCTTCACACCCTGTTTAGCCAGGTTGAGGATCTCAGCATTAATAGCAGCAATCTCACTGGTGATCTTGGTAGTTTGTGCTGTTAGATGCGTTCCTTGTTTGCCCAAGTAAATTACTTCGGCATCTATCTTCTGGCCCTGCTTCGTCAGGTTCGTTTCCTGAGCACCCATCAGAGATACTTCACCATCTATCTTCTGACCTTGCTTACTCAGATTAATAATTTCAGCACTAAGAGCTTCGATTTCCTTAGTGATCTTGAGTCCTTCCTTGGTCAGGTGAGCACCCTGTAAGCCTAAGTATGTAATCTCTGCTGCAATCTTGCTGTCTTGAGCAACAAGATGAGTAACTTCCTGTCCAAGTAAGGTAATTTCAGCAGTAATCTTGTTTTCCTGAGCTGTTAAATGGCTACCTTGCAGACCAATGTAAACAATTTCAGCTGTCAACTTCGCTTCTTGAGCTGTCATATGAGTAATTTGGGCACCAACAAGAGCGACCTCTGCAGTAACCTTATCGATCTCTGCAGTCATTACCAGAACTTCAGTATCAATACGTAGTGTCTCTGCAGCGACCTTAGCATCCTGTACAGCAAGGCTGGCTATCTGTGCTGTAATCATGGTGATGTCTTTGGCTATCTTAGTGTCCTGAATGCCAAGGTGAGCGATCTCAGCAGTGATCAGAGATACTTCAGCTGTGATCTTAGCCTCCTGCGCTACCATATGACTAGTCTGAGCCGTCATAAACAGAATATCGGCCTGGATCTTCTGCTCCTGAGCTGTCAGGTGAGCAATTTCAGCCGTGATCTGTGTAGTTTCGTATCCAATCTTATCAGTCTGTGCAATCAACAATAGTTCTTCGGTTGCTATCCGTCCTGTTTCAGCAGCAACCTTGGCATCTTGTACCGTGAGACTGGCTATCTGTGCCGTAACCATTTGAATATCTTTATTCAGTTTGGTGTCTTGTATACCAAGGTGTGTGATTTCAGCTGTAATCAAGGACACTTCAGCAGTAATTTTAGCTTCTTGTGCCACCATATGACTGGTTTGAGCTTGCATATACAGGATATCGGCTTGAATCTTAGATTCCTGAGCAACCAGGTGGGCAATCTCAGCGGTGATTTGCTGAGTTTCATATCCAATCTTATCTGCCTGAGCAATTAACAGGATTTCTTCCTTACTTATTCGACCAGTTTCTGCAGTCAGCTTAGCGTTCTGAACAGTGAGATTTGCAATTCCAGCTGTGACCATCTCAATGTCTTTAGCGATCTTGGTATCCTGAACTCCAAGATGAGTTATCTCAGCATTGACCAATGCAACTTCTGCTGTGATTTTAGCTTCCTGAGCAATCATATGATTGGTTTGAGCTGTCAGGAATGAAATATCAGCAGTGATCTTCGTATCCTGCTTAACCAGATGAGCGATTTCAGCGGTAATCAGACTGGTTTCAAAGCCAATCTTATCTACCTGAGCACTCATCAAAGCTTCTTCTGTAGTGATTCGTGCAGTTTCTGCAGCAATCTTAGAATTCTGAATTCCTAGTTGTACAATCTGGGCTGTAACCAGGTTTGTATCTACAAGCAACTTGGCATTCTGAGCTGCAAGATGTGTTACTTCAGCTGCGATCATTGTAATTTCAGAATTAATCTTGGCTTCTTGTGCGACCATATGATCTATCTGTGCATTGGTCAGCAGAATTTCAGATTGCAGTTTTGTATCTTCAATTCCAAGATGAACAACTTCAGCTGCAATGCGTGTAATTTCTGCAGCAACCTTGTCAGCTTGAACATTCAAATGAGCAATCTGAGCTGTATTCATTAAGATGTCAGAATCAATCTTCAGACCCTGTTTACCCAAATTAATGACTTCTGCCTCAATCAATGTAATCTCTGCAGTGATCTTAGCTTCCTGTGCTGTCATGTGAGTAACTTGTGCATTCACCAGCGCAATATCAGCTGTCAGCTTCGTATCTTGTATACCGAGATGTATGATCTCAGCATTGATCAGACTAATTTCTGAAGTAACCTTACTAGCTTGTACATTCAGATGTGCTATCTGAGCCGTATTGACCAAAATATCTGAAGCAATCTTGCTATCCTGTGCAACCAAATGTACTTCTTCAGCTGCAATCAAACTGATCTCTGCAGTAATCTTACTTTCCTGTGCAACAAGATTTGCTATCTGAGCAACATTCATTGCAATATCAGAAGTAATCTTCTCGTCTTGCTTAGCGAGATGTGTAATCTCACTGGCAATTAGAGTAACTTCTGCATCAATCTTAGTACCTTGCTTGGTCAGATTAGCAATCTGAGCATTAACCATATCAATTTCAGAATCGATCTTTTCAGATTGCTTGGTCAGGTGTGTACCTTGTAAGCCAAGATACACAATGTCTGCATCAATCTTTTGGCCTTCTTTTGTCAGATTAACAATCTGAGCGTTGGTCATCAGAATTTCTGAATCAATCTTCTGACCCTGCTTAACAAGATTAGCTTCCTGAACCACAAGGAATGCTATTTCCGCATCAATCTTCTGGCCTTCCTTGATGAGATTCGCCTCTTGTACAGCAAGGAAAGCGATATCTGCAGTAATCTTACTAATTTCAGCTGCAATCTTGTTATTTTGTGCTTCAAGATGAAGTGTCTCAACTGCTATGAATGCGATATCTGCTGTAATCTTATCTACCTGGGCTGTGGTTAAATTACCTTGCAGAACAATGAGTGCTGCTTCATTGGCAATCTTCAGACCTTCTTGTTCAACCTTTTCAGCTTCTAATGGATAGAGTGTATTGATCTGGAAGTTCAATTTATCTTCTTCCAGACCCATCAATACAATTTCTGCATCTAGCTTTTCATTTTGCTTGGTTAAGTTAATAACCTGAGCATCAGCAATAGCTGTTTCTGCAACAAGCTTTGCTCTTTGTTCTGCTAACAGGGCATTACCCAGTAAGTACTGGGTAGTGTTGCCCATTGCTGCTTCAAGTGAACCCAGAAAGACTTTAGAATAGTCACCAGCTGTAATGCGTTGAGCATCAAATTCTTCTTTAAGATGCGCTTTAAGCGTGATCAGCAGCTGATCTAACAATCCATCTTGTGTATCAAGATCAGTATATTCTGGGTATGTCGCCATTAGTTAGCCTTCCTGTCCTTTAGCCATTGCTTGCTGTAGAGCAAGATCCTTTAATTCTTTTACGGTAAGTGGCGGTAACTCTTCAATGACGTATTCATTAATGAGTTTACTTTTACGTATTTTATTTCCTTTATCATTTTTGGCAGTATAAAATTGACTACATTCTTTATCTTTTAATACGTTGTAAATAATTCGGGGAATATGATACGGCTCCCCAGAATTAAAGGGTATGAATTTCTTAAAGGTACCCAGCTTTGCTGAACCTACCGAAACAAATTCTCCAGGCCAATCTTTCTTTCCCGGATTCATATTCTGAATACGGCAACGAACAAGAGATCCAGCAAGTTTGGCATGTATACCTGCTTGTGTTTTATTAAATTCTGCTTCAGAAATAGGGTCTTCATAAGGTGGAGGTCCACCTGAAGGAGCAGTAATTTCATTTAAAGTTTGTTCCATTCTTGATTCTTTTGGATAAAGTTTGCTGCCTTCTGTTGCTACTATGAAAGCATTAATAGCTGCTTCAATAGTTTGAGCGTTAGCCCGATGATGATATTTAACGCCAAGAGCATCAGCCCGTTCGCGCATTTCTGTTAGTTTTTTGGAATCCATTGCCATTTTCCTTTCGTGGTTAGAACATGAGTTTAGAAGTACCAGCCCCCTTGCGGGGGCTAATACAAGTTTAGAGCTTAGAGTTCAGCAACTGTCTTAATGACTGCCAAACGCTCTGGGCGCAACAACATGAAGCCATAGTACCACTTGATGCTGTAGAACCCGATTTCACCATATGGATTATCGCGACTGTATGCGATATCTGATTCAGGTTTGCTGTGTTTGATCTTGAATTTCACAGTTTTACCATCGGTTTGGAAACCAACAGTTGTGAAAGATCCATCACCAATAACCAGCACAGGATATACATTGACTTTTTGCTGCCCTGCGCTATCTGTTGACCACATGCAAACTTCATCTGTGTAATTAACAACATTTGCACCAGCAGCTTCCCAATGCATCATTTCAGGAACAACAATCAACCTGAAATCGTGCACTGCACCAATCTCACCACGAGCAATCGTGCCAGCTGAGCCATACTGAGCTACAGGCAGGAAAGCTTTAACATTGTGATAATCAACCATACGCATGAAGGAAGGGATCAACTCGGAACCAATATAAGCATACCGGGCTGCATTAACGACCTTGGTATCAATCATACGAGAACCTGTAATAACCTTGGTGTTCTTGGAACAGCGGTTATTATCCAGTTCAATAGAGAGTTTAACCAAATCATCATATTTAATGGTATCTTCCAGATCACCTGTTGCAGTAGAACCATTAAGAGTAGCAACACTTGAAGCATTACCTGCAAACCGAACTACACCAGCACCATTCAGAAGATCGATCTGAAGTTGGTCTTCAGTAATCTCATTAGCTGCTTTTACAGATTCAGTAGTGATGTGCATCAGCAAATCAGCATCAGAATCGAAATCCATTGCTTCCTTGGTATATTCATCAAAGAAACCGAATTTCTCGAGAGTGCCTTCCAGTTCAATACGCTGCATACCTACTCGGTTAACCCGACCACCGAACTCAGTCAGTGCAGGAATCTTGGCAGCAATCGTACCTACATCTTTACTGGAACCGTAAAGATTGCCACGATTACTATAGAGTTCTGCAGTATTGAGTACAGTAACTGTCCAACCAGCCGTTCCGAGAGCTGTTACAGCAGCACCGTAATTGGCAGCAGTCAGTCCCTGGTTAACAGCAAATGCCCAAACCTTGCCTTCAGCAAGGTTATCAGCAGCAGTTTCGGCTGCTCCAATAGTTGCACCAGTAGCCTGACCTGTGTAGTAGTACGTCATGCCACCATCAGCAGCAGCTGCTGTTAGTTTAATAGACTGTGAAACAATACTTACATTTGCTACAAAAGCAGCATTAGTAGATACACCACTTGCATCAATTCCCTGATCATTAATATTACGATCATCAAGAATAGGCATGTAGTGATACTGCTTAATGGTTTTACCCATATTCTTTGGCATGGCACGAACATCTGCCAACTGACCAAAGTAAGTTTCCTTTTGAGCTTCTACAAGAGCTTTCCGATAGAAAAAATCGGTACGGATTTGTGTTCCTACAGTTGATTCTGTAGTACCTGGGTCGTTATAACCATGTGGATTGGCTTCAGCCATGATAATCTCCTGTTAGTTAATACAATTACAGGGTTGTATAATCCATCTTCTCAATGTCTTCATCTGACAGTTTTGATAGATCTACTTTTGATTTCCCTGCGCTGGCAGCTCCTTTTGGGGGGCTTGCAGCTAGTCTGCGATTCCGCAATTCGTCAGCCTTGGCTGACCCTGATCCTGAACCCTGACTAAGCTGGGGAGTATTGCCATTAGAAGATGTTTCTATCGGAGGAGGTGGCTGAAAAGCATTCCCCGCTTGAAGTGCATCGCCTACTGTTTTGTACGCTTCCAGGTCAGACAGACCCACTAATCGTCCGAGTATCCTTTCACGCTCCATTACTTCTGCAATTTTATCGAAAATGCCAGATTGCATATGGTCATTAAGGGTTCGAATAATTTGGGGATCTTCGAATAATACTCGTCTACTTGCCGTGTCCCATTCTTTGGAAATTACTTGTGCAGTACGATCAAATGTATCTGTTTTACGTATATCATCCAGAACATCATCAAGTGCTAATTCCTGCTCTCCAATCATGTGGTCAGTGGGTTTATAGACATTAGTATCATCCTCAAGGGATAGATCCATCGGATCAATTTCACTATCCTTGAGGAATTTTTTGATAGCTTCTGGATTTTTCTTATCCAGATCAATTAGGAAATTTAATCTCCCAATATCTAAGAGATTATTTTTTTCCAGAGTCTTTAAGACTCGTTGATAAGGCTTCATGGCCTCCATTTTGCGAGAATAATCAACACCCATTTGCATCAATCTGCGAGCGTCGGAAATATTATCGATCTTTATTTCCCGTTTAGCCGCTTTAAAAGGTGCCA